CGGCGGGACGTTTTCGCCAACGGAACCGAAGAGTTGACGCCTTTGCGGAGCGATGCGCTTGCTTTGATACCGCTCGCAGTTGTCGCGGGTGCGCTCATCATCAAGCCCTCATTCTGGGAGCGGTTGGCTTCAGCCACGGTGGTGACCTACGCAGCGACGCCGCAGGTCGTCCAGTTCGCGAAGAATTCAGGATGAGCGCCGCATCGTGCCAAGGTCTAGATTCGGGTCGAACCCCGCTGAACACTCGCGACCAAGAATGGCTGCAATCGGCGCATCTCGCCCACTTCCGCGCGCCCAGCGACGGTCTCCTTTCCGATCACATACCCGGCATTCGGCCGGTGCGGCGGGAACGCGTCTTCGTGCCCCACACTTGCCGTTCCCGATACCCGCCGGGAATGGCTCAGTCGGGTATGATCGAGCCGAAAGGTCGAGTCTACGGTTGCGTCGATCGAGCCTCGCAGCTCAGGCCGCCTTTGCGGAACATCCACGAGAAACGGCCCATCCGGATCGGGCCTATAATATGGAAATGAGCGATCGCCGTGGCTGATCGGGTAACCGTCTATGCCTGGCGGCAGTGCAAGCGTAACCACATCGTCTGCCATCTCAACTGTCCAGCACGATGTTCAGCATACGACAGAGAAGGTCGTGGATAGTCTCACGGCTCGGGAATTCTCAATGCAGTACTTCGGTTCCATATATGTCGGGCGCGGCGGCCAGCGCATTGGGATCGTCGCGGTCGCCTATCGGCATAAAAGCTCGATCCGTCCGCCTCCATTTAGTCCTCGGCGTTACCCGACACGCAGCGCTAGCCATAAGCCCAGATCAGCTATCGCCAACCAGATGGCGATCAGCACCAGAATTTGCCGGCTAGTTAACTGCGGCGGTCCGGGCGGTGGATATGGTCCGAAAATCACTTTATTACCCCGATCGGAAATCGCCTTCAGGCGGCATGCGCGCCACTACCGTTCTGTTCGACGATTGCTTCGCGCATCGCGCAGATGGCCGCCATTCGATTCGGATGTCGATCGCCGGCGACCGCTTAGGCGTCTGATTGTAGGGAAACCGGGCGGCGCCGATGACGTCGCCCAATTTCGCCTCGACGCTTATCCGTTCGCGACGTTGGTGATGACGCCCATCGCAAAAGGTGCATAGACAGCCAGAACCTCTTCGGCATAGACGCCGACCTGGCGCTGGCGCGTCACGATCGGCCAGTCGATCTGGTAATAATCCTGCCGGGTCTTGACCTCGGCGACATTGGGAACCTCGTTCGACTGGTACTGCACGGGCAGGTTTTCGGCCCAGCCGATGATCGTGCCGGGCGGCACACGCGGGTGCAGGCAGAGCGGTCAGGGCGGCGCACAGCTCAGCAGTGATGCCTTTCAGTTTGGCCGGTTGCGGGCTGTCATCCCCCTCCATCGCCGCCTGGGTTTCAAGCTGGTGCTGCAGCCAGTCGAGATCTAGGATCATATGCGCGACATGCTCGACATCCCACCAGCCCTTCGAGACCACGTTGCCTGCGACCTTTTCGTTGTCGTCGGCGGTTGGCGGACCCTCCTTGTCGATTTTCTTCTTCCAGGCACGGATGATTCGATTCTTGACGCGCTTTAGATTATCGGCCGAATACCGTGTGGCGTTCTTGGGATGATTGATGTAGCTCCAAGCGGCGCGGATGTGCTCCTCAGTATCAATCGGGTAGCGCTTGTTTCGATCTTCCTGGTAGCCGGGATCTGCATATGCGACATCGCTATAGGGGTTCGAGCCATCCCCCGGCTCGTCGGCGCCCTTCGCCATGACAGCGGGCGTCGTCACCGCCTGACTGGCATCCTCCTTCTGCGGCCCGATACACTTCTGCGCATCCGCTTTCGCGAGGTGACGATGCTCGGAAACGCCGCACGTCCAGATCTGGAACGACGCATTAAATGGTTCTGCGATCTGGGTCTCCCAGATAGCTTTGCGGATGCAAGCGGCCGCTGCCGATTTGACATCGTGACTGTGCAAGGGGTTACCGCAGACCCAGAAACCACTCCGCAATACGGGCTCAGCCGGTGCCACAGACGAAGCCTTCCAATAATCGAACACCGCCTGCGGATTGGCGGGGCGATCCACCACCGAGATCTCGTTTAGCACCAGTCCGGTGATGGTCTTGTAGTCCTGCGGATCGCGCTGCGTGATACGACCGCCGATAGAGAAGCCCTTATAGACGCCCTCGACCACTTTCTGCCAGGCGATCGGATCAATGATCTTGGCACCGATGTAAAGGCCGTTGTCGTCGATATTGGCTTCCTTGGCGACGCCGACCGCCGACATCTGATGCATTTCGCGGATGTTAGCGAATTTCATATAATCGCCGAGAGCGGCCTGCAGGGCCTCTCGCTTGACGATCTCGCCTTGTTCGTCGCGCGCCTCAGTCGAGGCATAACCCCAGACCTCGCGGCGTTCGGCGTCGACCTTGGCGATTGGAAAATAAAGCCGCATGCTTCTGCCTCCGACGCTCATTCGTCGTGGTTCCCGCGCCATGCATGTAGCAAATGCCGGCCCGGTGCCCTTTATTATACTCTCACACTGTCATACCATTGGACGCGCAGCAGGAGACGCAATCTTCCTGGTCGCCATCGCTCGGCTGTGGTATTGGTACCGCTCGGCAACCTCCGAGTTAACCGTGTTATCTCCGCAGTTCGTCGGCAGACGTTGTGGCCGGGAGAATGGACGCGGGGCGCTTTCCACGGTGTAGGTTTCAGCAGGTTTATAGCAGAAACACCGCCCAGAACAATTATTCGAGATCTGGTGTAGCTCGAATCGAGGCGTATGCCTTCAGAAGTTCGGCAGCGGCCGCACCGACGAACCCATTTTCGAAGCGTGGTATGCGTACGCCTCGCGCGCTACCGACACCGCCACTCGAGATTAACGGCTACCCAGCTCTTCCGCCCTTAGCTTCGCACACTCTCCGCATCCAACTGTCCCCATCGTCCAGTGGTGTCGCCAATTCGGCAGCTTCATCCTCCGGACGATCTCTCAATGACGTGTCGGGCTGAAAAGCTCAACAGTCTCCCTTTGCCCCCCAGTCCAGCGCGTCGTTCGGAGTCTGTTCCTCCTCCACCGCGCCGCGATCAGGTAGAGGCGCCCCCGGCGTCACGCTCTGCAATGACAGCGTTTGAAGATCACTGACCAGCACTGGTCCCTGCCTAGTATCTACCGTCGCGTCATTGCCTCCGCCGATCGGGTCAAGTCCGAGCACACCGCGCGCCTCATTACGTGTGTAAATGCCTTCTTTTACATACGACACCAAGACTTGCGCTTGGTCCTCGGCTTCCATCGGCTGATTGACATTCCAGGCGAACTCGAGATCGGCGTGGCCCATCCGCTCTTGGATTAGACTGTCGCAAAAACGTTTCACCCAACCAGTAAGCGGCGCCAGCCCCTCTTGGAGCGCGGCTGCTTGCAATGTTTCGCTCGAACTGCGATTGGGGGCACGCTCTACAAAAGGTGTTGGCGGGAGACTAAACGCATAGCAGATGATCCTCGCCAACCACTCATCGAATTGATCCTTGTTCGGGGCCTCGCGCAGCGGTTGGTATTTCGCGCCGGACGGCGTCCACAACAGTCGAGTGCGCAACGCCGTATTGCCAGCAAGGATAGAGTCGAACCACTCCTGGAATTGGCGCACCTGTTCCGGGTTCCAGCCATCGGGCGCATTGATTAGCCCCGGGGGCACGTTGCCCTCCGTGAAATGCTGTAACTGCATGGTCTGGCGCCGCAGCCCGATATTCACCGTCGTAATGACCTGCTCGACCGGTGACATGCCATATGGCGTAAACGGCCGCTGATTGCGCGGCATATAAACGAGATCGTCGACCGACAGCAACCGCCAAGGCCGACCACGGATAGTCTGCAAATAGGCTGGAGCCGGATACATCGGTCGCCGAACCGGTATCATCAATCAGCGGCTTAATTGTCGCGCCATCAATAATGTCTAGACCAACAATGTCCCCGCCCCGGTTCTTGCGCACCTCGCAACATGGCGCGTCAATGACCATCATATCTTCGAGCAGTTCGCGCAGCCACGTCGCGAATGGACGTTCGCCGTCCGGCTTCTTCCAGAATTTGGTCAGACCGTCGATACGATCGCGCGCATCCGTTGCGGGGTCTTTTTCATCGATGCTCTTAATCGACCAATCGAGCTTTTCGATCTGATCTTTACGCGTCTCGATGCACAGCCTGGTGACGTCGTGATGCTCCGCCAAGGCGCGCAATTCCGCAAAACCGATACGGATCGGCCCAACTTCATGCCGTGGCTGATAGAGCAGGTTCCAGCCTGGCGAAAAGTCCCACGTCCGCATCTGTTCCCGTTGTACCGGAACGAGCGGATAATTCGGCGAAAAGATGCCGCGCTGCGGCTGAAAGACTGCCTGAAACAGGCGCGTTACCTGTTCGGTCGTGAAGATCGGTCCAAGCTCGCTACCCTCGCGTCCGGCAACCGCGTCGTGCAGTTTCGCGTTAAGGTCGTAGCCGGTGGCTTGCAGCACGTGCGGGACGCGTGCGCGCCGGAATCGCGACCACGGGTCTTTGACGATGTCGACCAGCGCTGTCAGCCGGCCGCCTGGCGGTACAGCCGGCATGCGATCACCTCATATGATATGTTTTGTTTACCACCGCCTCCCCGCAAACGACGCGCCGGTTGCACTGCCAAACAGCGACACTGGACCCGGCGGTCTGTAGCCGGTCGGCGAGATAAACACAGTACCAGCGGCGATCGGGATTGACGCACCATCCGCTGATGCGACGCCGGTGTCGCAGACATAGATCGTATTGGTACCATTATTGGCCAGCAAGTAACCATTGGTCGGCACAGCACCGCCGAATAGAGTCTGCGCTGTACCACCTAAGGTAATTGTGCCACTACCGTCGACAGCTGCGGCGCCGGCCGTATTGATGACTGGCAGCGGCGTCGCGGCACTGACCGGGGTCGCAACCCCCGAAACGATCGCGGCCGGCGAGTGTACGGGCACGAGGTTGTTGGCATTGTCGGACTGCGTCGATAGCGATTGGACCGTAGTGTTCGCATCCCTAACAAGAAGACTCACGTCGCCATCTCCGCCGGTTTAATCTTTAGCTCGCTCGGCTTTGGCCTTGCCCACGGCTTGTCGATAGAACTCGAACACGCCCATGCCGGACGACTGCTCGACCAAAAGTTCAGTGAAAGCCCACACCAAGGCATCGACCCAGTCTGGGGAATATCCCGCCATGCCACGATCCAGATCGACCGCAAACGCTGTCATTTGATCCTCAAGTTGGGCGAAGCCACCAACGTGATGGACCCGGCCCTGCTCGTAAAGGGCCGCGATTGGTTCGGCCCTAATCGCCTTGCCGCGCGTCGCTCTCACTGCCGAGAATGGCATATTGGGATCGACCATGCGGATTGTGTTCTCCACCATGTCGCCGCCATTATTCACCTCAGCAACGATGCGGTCCGCGTTAAAAGCCCGATATGCGGCGATAGCCGTGCGAGCCCATTCGGTCGGCGGATACCGACCGGACGGGTCCGCCAACACGTAGCCGTGAAGCTTGGCGTCCTTTCCCGCCACGATAATGCCGGTTTCGTTGGATTCCTCACCACTTGTCACCGCCGGGTCGATTGCAACCACGACGCGCGTAAGCTGTGGCGGGGCTCTCACCCTGCCAGAATCGATCAGCCCGTGCGTCCATAACGCCCCAGGGACTTCATTAAGGATTTCCGCCTCGAGTTCCTGCCGCCCGAGCCGCGTCCCTTCGTATTTGCGGATAATCTGTTCCAAAAAATGAGGAGCGAGGTTCGGACGGTTCTCGTATGTGGAACCACGCGTCACGGCAACCGATGGGTCCTTGAGAAGGGCTCTTATTAGCGATGTTGGCCGTGGCGTCGTCGTGACTACGACGCGCGGGTCATCGCCCAAACGTAAACCGAACATCAGCATGTCCCAGGTTTGGGGATAGCGCCAGCTGGCCAGTTCGTCGCACCAAGCAGCATCGTGCTGTGGGCCGCGCAGGCGTTCGGGCTCGTCGGCGCTGTAAAAGGTCGCAATTGCGCCGTTGCGCCAAGTCAGTCTACGCCTCGAGGGTTCCCAGCTGGGCCGATCCCATTGCGGCGAAATGGCTAGGATCCCACTCTCCCCTTCGACCATGACATCACGAGCGTCGCCGGCCGTCGGCGCCACCAGGGCCACGCGCCGTGCGCTTCGCGCGGCAATCCGCGAGCGGACCAATTCGGCCCCCGTTCGAGTTTTGCCAAACCCGCGGCCGGCAAGCAGCAGCCATACCCTCCAATCTCCAATCGGCGGTAATTGATTGGGGCGGGCCCAGAACGGCCAATCATCGAGAAGAGCGAGAGCTTCGTCGGGACTCAGCGCGTCAACCAACTTTTCTCTCAGCGCTTTCGGCAGCGAAGCAAGAAAGCTCGCGTGCACGCACCTCACGCACTCTCCCCAGCCTCGATTGATCCGCGACGGCCCCAAAGGAGTAGCATGATTAGATCAAGTGGTGCGCGCATTCGGGATTGTATAATCTAAGTAATTGTACTGGCAGCGCGCTTTATTCGAGTGTCAGACAATTTGTCAGATCGTAGGGTTTTTTTTACTGATTAGCTAGAGGGAGTGACCGTTGCGGTACTTCCAAAAAGCGCTTTAACCCGGGATTCGCGGTTGTCCCTCGCCGCTTCGACCACTTGCATTCAAAAAAAGCTGAGGGCCTCGCGTCGATACCAGCGCCGCCATCCGCTTCTATCAGCATTGCCTCCTTTTATCAGAGTGATCCGGATTTGTCAATCACAAAATTCGATTTCCGCAACTCCCTCGGTTGTCCGTAATACGCTTCGAGGACCCCGAGCGCCGAGACCAGTATACCGGAGGCAGCCTCCTGGCTAACCCGACGACCATTCCAGCCTTGATCGAGCGCCCACTCTTTGATCGAGCGTTCCCATCCAACAACGTGCCACAAGCATGAGCCGCCCAGCGAGCGGGGACCGCCGACCGCTGCAATCGCTCGCCACACGTGGTCACGGGCGCTCTCAGCCCGCAGGCCTCCTTCGGTACCTTGATGCGCGAAACCCCTCCCGCCACTCCTCGGCCGCCTATAGTCGAGGGCGTGTAGGGGATCGAGTTGGGCAATCGCAAACCGCGTCCGGAAGTCTTCAGCAGCCCGGCGCATTCCAGCGGTAATCGACCCTCGTCGTTCCATTGCCGTTAACGTATCGATCGTCCGAAACGGGCGCGCAGATCGTCCGGCTTCGTCGGCAATCGGCCGGCTCAGCTGCTCAATTGCATCCTGGCGGTGCCGTTCCTTGGTGGGTGTGATGGCGGGTTCGGGCAACGCCGAAAGAGCCTCTCGTGGCGCAATCAGGCGGATGATTTCTTGACCACGGCGAGAATGTTTCATGAACGACTCACCGACAAAGAATCGCGAGTAGCGTATTCAAGCCGCTTCAGAAAGTGAGCGGAGGGGTGACGAGTGTGGTGCGCATTACGGCCCCCGACGGCACTTGCCAGCGCTTCGACCTCACGTAGGCGCCTAATTTCCTCAATGGTCCCACTCGGAACATGGCACAACGCGTGATGTTCAGCGCAATATGATGAGGCTGGGCGCCGGGGGGCTCCACAACTCCGCCGTTTGCCGTTCTTCTCCATCGGATATGCACAACCAAAATTCTCCGGATGAAGGTCGTGCCAAAACGTCCTCGATAGCTGCTCCACCACAGCCTCCCTATCGTAAAAGCCGAATACACTTGCTCACATCGCATCACGATGATACCATGATCGGGATTGTTGTCAATGTCGAAATTGTGAAACTGGCATCTATGAATACGCTGTGGTTTCATCAAGCCCTTGAGCGAATCGGGGCCACGCAGGCCGACCTAGCCCGGCACCTGCGTCTGGCACCTTCAGCAGTCTCTCGAATGCTCAAGGGCGAGCGCCAGATGAAGCAACTGGAGACTGTGCAGATCGCGGCATTTCTGGGCGTGACTCCGGACGAGGTGCTCCGTCACGCGGTCGCCGAGACCACCTTGCCATCTTCCATCGATACGCCACGGCCCGGCCGGGGCCGCCCCCCGGCGGCGCCATCAACAAGCACCCGTGCGACAGAACTGATTCCAATCCGCAGCGCTGGGCGCGGTGGCTCCGACCAAGCCATGTTCCTCGAAGATGGCCCGATTGGTTATACCTCGCGTCCGTCAAATCTGAACGGTGTACGCGCGGCATATGCGATCTACATGGTGGGCGACAGTATGGACCCACGATATGAGCAGGGTTGGTTACTGCACGTCAACCCATTCAAGCCGCCGACCCGCGGGCGCGACGTCGTGGTCTATAAGAAAGGCCAAGCCGTGCTGATCAAGCAGTTCATCGGCTGGGAGGGCGACACGCTCGTGCTGCGCCAGCTGAATCCGCCGGAGATCTTGCGAATCCCACGCTCGGAAGTTGAAGAATGCCATCTCGTAGTGGGCACGGATCAGGAAGGCTAA